TTGAGACACTATCGACGCCGTTGGTGTCGGCCACATCGGCCCTTTGCCCTCTCTCACTTGAGCTGGCAAGCTCTGGCTGCATTTGTCGGTTCTGTCCCCGTTTCGGCTTACAAACGTGTTCCCACTCTCGCCCGAGCCCGTGTCGCTCGCCCTTGGCGTAAGCCAATACGAACACCCTGTCCCTGATATGCGGCGCACCAACGGCGGCAGCTGGTATGCAATGCCACTCCGCATCAAACCCGACCTCGGCCAGCGTCCCAAGTACTCGGTCCAGCCCTCTAGTAAGCAGCCCTGCCACGTTCTCCAGCACAACTGCTCTCGGTCGTAGTTCGCAAACCAAGCGAATGGCCTCAAAGAAGAGCCCGCTTCTGGCTCCATCAAGGCCTGCTCCTTTCCCGGCGTAGGAAATATCTTGGCAGGGAAAGCCGCCGATGATGCAATCGACCCGCTCAAGGTTGTGCCTTCCGCACTGCCGGATGTCTCGCTCTCGATGCACTTCTGGCCAATGTCGCTCAAGGATTTTCGTTGCATAGTCGTCAATCTCCACCTGCCACTTGCACTGAAACCCAGCCCGTTCAAAACCTAAGTCAAACCCGCCAATGCCTGCGAACAAGCTCCCAAACGTCAGCATCCCTGCCTCCATCCCTGCGTTCGTGCCCATTCCGCAATCAGCAGGCTGTCCGCATTGGCGTGCGTGATTTTCATAAACGGCCAGCGACGCTGGGCCTCAGCCTTGCTGACGTTCTTGTCGCCTTTGGTGAGGCAACCCATCTGCTGCTGCCACTTCTGCGGACGGACTAGCAGGTACGGCACCTGGTTGGCATCCAGCAAGCCAAGCACATGGCCGAAGCTCTGGCCGAAGGTGAACGCCGATTTAACGCCCATCTGCGGCGAGCTGTGAACCTGCTCAAGTGCGGCCTTGGCCCGGTGCAAATCGAACTGGTGGAACCAGTCGGCGATGTCCTTGCCGGTGCCGTCCAGCTTGCAGGGGCTGCCGTCCCAAGGCGTCCCGTCGTCCCAGATCGCCGACACGCTGCCGCTCTTGCCGGGGTCAATTCCGAAGTAAATCGCCATGTGTTCCTCCGTGTTTCACTGTGCTGTGAAAAGCCGTCTTTGAATGAAAATAGTCCCGGCTGGACTCAAACCAGCACCTTTCCCCTTGTCGGGTTGCGTCTACATTCCGCCACGGGACCGTCGCACATTCACCGAGTGCGACTTCAAGGCCTGTTCCTATTCAGGCCCTGCGGTTTCTCCAACGTATTCGCCGTCGACCGTCGCCTCGTCCGTCAGCACCTCGGCAACGCAGCTAACCCACTCGACCGGCTGGCCGTCCTTCGCGCCGACGCACCTGCTGCACTGCTGGCTGACAACGTCGAACGCAACCTCGACGATGTCCTGCTTGGCCATGTCGTAGCCATCTGGCACGGTGACCGTCACAAGGACCGGGAACTCGACTTCGATTGTTTTTGGCATCACTTCCTCCGTCATGTAAAACTTATAAAAATGCGACAGGTTCCCACCGCTGTCGCACCGGCGGGTTGAGCGTGTCCAGCGGGACTAACGAACCGGACACGCCAGGGGTTTACGTAGTCACCAGACTCGCAGGCGTTCCCAGCCGCTTCATTAAATGCTTGCGAATCTTTACGCCAACTGGCATAACTCGAATCGCTGGGCCAATCTCGCCAAACTGGTCAACGTCTCGGACAGCCAGCGTTACTTCCTTTCCGACCCATTCGGCAGGTCCGCCGCCGCAAACGAAATGCAGTACCGACTCGTTGGTCTTGCAAAGGACAAGCATTTTGTTCTTGCCCTCAAAACGCAGCGTTGGCTTTTCAATCATTTTCCCGTCAGCACGCCGCAGTTTGTTTGGTTCAATCACCTCGGCAATCTTGACCTTGACTGTTTGATAAGCACCTTTTGCAAGCAAGTTCTCTGCGTAGAGAAACTCCTGCCCGTAGCTTTCTTTTTCTTTCACGTTCTGCCCCTCAATTAAAACGCCAACTCACTAGGTACGTCCGTTTCTTCCATCTCGACCAGCTCCAAATCCTCAGCCTCTCGCAGGCTGCGGGTCGGAATCTCCTCCGGCCACTGGTTTGACCAGTCCCCTGTTTGGTAACACGCCGCAAGTTCGCAAAGTCTATTGGCGTGCCATTGCCGAGCTGCCTTGCGGTCGCTGTCGCTGTAGGCTCGACGCAGCACCCGGTACGGATACTGGTCCTCAACGACCCAGAACACGAACTGAGTCACACGCTGGCCGGTCGCCTTCTCAAGTCCAGCCGAGTAGTGTGCGTCCTGCAGCCAGTAGCGGAACCGGTCGGCCACCCGGCCCCAGTCCCACGGGTTGACCGTCGCCGTCACTTTTAAGTCGTGGCAGATGATTTGGTCGCCGCTTTGCTCGCAGTACCAGTCAGGCTTGCACCGGCAGTCGAGCCCGCTTGCCGTGTCGTTCCAGTAGACGGCCTGTTCCTTCGCCGCTGCCGAGGCAATGCCCATTTCTGGCACGACCTTGCGAACGGATTCAATGATGGCCGAGATTCGCCCGAACTCCGCAGCCTTCACGTACACGATGCCAGGCGTTTGCGATTTCAGTTCCGCCAGCCGCTTGCCGTTGATGGCACCGTTGGACTGCAGGCAGTCGTCAGGCACCAGTCGCACATGGTCCTCCAGCTCGCCGCCTTCAAGCAAAACGGCATGGACGGCCGTCCCCGCATCCATTGCCGGACTCGATTCCTTGCCGGGGAGCTTGCGGTCGATGTAGCGGAGCCGGAACAATTCGCGGTCGGATATGAAATCCGACAACATGCTTTTAGAAATGCGGTCAAAGTCGCTGTGGTAGTCCAGCTGGCTGCTGGATAGTTCGGGCCGGGAATGGTAGTCGGTCATGGGTTGCTCCTAGAAAAGTGATCGCTGATTCAGCTTGGCTTCTTCGTCCGCGAGAAACTTGCTGGCCCATTCAAAATAAGATTGTTTCAGCTCAACGCCGATAAACTTCCGACCGGTCTGGACGCTGACAACGCCCTCGCTGCCGATGCCAGTGAACGGACTCAGAACGACATCGCCCTCGTTCGTCCACAGCTCGAGGCATCGCTCGATAACATCCAGCTGCAGCGGGCAGATGTGCCGGTCGTCGGATTCCTCGCGTGCCAATCGTCCGTTTAGCGTGCGGCTCTGGTTGATGTCCATCCAAACAGGGCTGGCGTACCGCTGCCAAACGTCGATGCTCAACTCGCCCTTGTTGTCGAATGTGGACTGGTCGCCAATGAACCGCTCGAACCTTCCGCTGACTGGGTTCTCGTTGTCGCCGCTTTTGCGGAATGTGCAAACGTAATCGGGGATGCCTTGGCGTGAACGGCAACTGTCTTTAGTGACTTGCTTGTGCAACAGGCCGAGAGCCTTGGTCCGTTGCATGGCCAGCACTGGGTCTTTCCATATGCAGACCTCGGAGTGGTAGACAAACCCACTAGCCTGCATCGTGCGGATAATTTCGCCTCGGAAGTCGCGGATGCCGATGTATCCGTTGTTCTGAATCGTGCTGGGCAAGTTCATGCAATGGACGCTCACCAGCCTGCCCGGTTTAATCAGGCGATAAAGCTGGTCCGCTAAAAATCGGTAATGCGTGAAAAACTCCTCGTCGGTTTCGCAGTTGCCCATATCCCGCTCGCTGTCGCTGTAAACGTATAACGATGCAAACGGCGGACTGAACACCGAGTAATCAATCGACTCGTCTGGAAGTCCCTGCAGCACCTCGCAGCAGTCGCCTCGAAACAGATGCCACCTCTCACCTTTCGCCTGGTCTATTACTTGCATGATGCTACTCCCTCAATAAAACTTGGAACCTGAATCGAAACACGAGGACGGTAACGCTGCTTGAGCATGTCACCGTTCCATTCAATGCCGTTACTGCGGGACATCGCCTGAGCCATTCCCGACTGCATCACGGCGTGATCGGTTTCCTTGCGAGCCACAGCCGACTCAATCGCACTGTCGCTGTCGGCGATCACGATGTGAATCTTGACTGGCTTCTTCTGACCGAACCGCCACGAACGACGCACCGCCTGATAGTACGACTCGAACGAATAACTAAGCCCAGCAAAGATCTGCGTGTCGCAGTGCTGGTAGTTCATGCCGAACCCAGCAATCGACGGCTTGCTAATCAACACTCGGAACTGGCCGTCGGCGAACCCAAGCAACTTGCACTCCTTGTCCTTGTCGTCGCCGCGTACCTCGACCGCGTCCGGCAGATGCTTCCGCAGCTCGTCAGCCTCGTAGTTCGTGTCGCACCAAATCAGAACTGGGCTGCTGGTTGACTTCGCCAGCTCCGCCGCCCGCTGGCATCTTGCCTCATTCGTCAGTCGCTTTTCTTCGTGCATCGTCGTGGCACTGATGCCCGACGTGTTGAACAGCATCCCGCTGGGAGCGTTGTCAATTTCAGGCGTGACGTGATGCCGCTGAATAATCATTTCAGGCAATGCGTAGCCCGCGTCCTCGCCGCCAATGTCTGATGGCTTGCTGATGCAGACTGCCCACTGGCTGACCCATGACCAGAAGTCTTTCTCGGCGTGACCACGCAGCCGCCATTTGCTGGTGTCGCCGCTGTCGTGGACGAAGTACCGATTGAGCATGTCGACCGGCTCGCAGATGCCCAGAAACTCCGCATGGTTGCCCAGCTCCATATGGTCGTTCGGTGCCGGTGTCGCAGTGCAAGCCAGCCTAAATCGCGTCTGGCCGTAGCTTTCTTTCAGTAGCTTGCGGGTGACGCTGTTCATGCCCTTGAGTATCGACGACTCATCCAGCACAACGCCGCAGAACGTAGCCGGATCAAACTTGTGCAGCTTCTCATAATTGATCAGGTTGATGCCGTTGATGACTTCGTCCTGGCTGTCTGCCACTGTCACCGGCGAATCAATGCCGAACTTCTCAGCCTCGCGTTTGGTCTGGCTGCGGACTCCGACCGGGCAGTGGACCACAA